AAGGTGTAGTATTTACATATGGCGGAAACACATATAAGTTAACGGGCGCATTTGCGCCAGTGAATCAGATACTAGGAGTATTAAAATACGCACGATGATATATTTATATTAAAATTGGAAAGAATCATGGCTGAAAAACATAAAAGCAAGTACAAAAAACCAGAAAATAAAAAACCAACGTATAGAAAAGATCTTAAAGATTATACGTTAGATGACAAAAAAGGTGGGTTGAATCCTAAATCGACTGGTGAAAAACAAACCAATGTTTTACGTAAAACAGATAAAACAATGCAAGACGATGGTAAATTATATCCAACATATAATGATGATGATCGTCTTTACAAAGATTTAGAAAACGGCAATTATGATCCAAAAACGGCTGCAAAGCGTCTTAAAAAACGACAAGATACAGAAGAAAAAGATGTTAAAGATGTATTGCATGATAAAATTGAAAATCTAACTAGAGAACAAAAAGAAATCTTAGTAAGAGAATATGTTCGACGAAAAATTGCAAAGGTATTGCGAGAGCAACCGGAACCAGCTGCAGCAGAAGAAGCTCCAGAAGAAACACCTGCACCTGAAGCACCAGCTTCACCTGCTCCAGGCACACCTGATTTAACAGGAACGCAGCCAACTGACACTCCAGCACCAGATGCAGGAGCAACACCGGCACCGCCTGCACCTCCTGCAGGAGCAACACCGCCTGCACCAGAAGCACCAGCACCAGATGCTGCGTCAGCTGCAGATACTCCGGCCGATAAAGAAGCTGAAACTAAATTAGATCCAGAAGCACAAGAAGCATTAGCTATTCAAAAATTTGTTAAGCATTTGCGCGAAAAAGAAACAGGAAATATTGCAAGACTTAAAACGATTTCAAAAGTAATTAAGAGCGTATTAAAAGATTCTGAACCAGAAGACTTTAAAAACTTTTTTATGATGTTAAAATCGTTAGCTGTTAAAAAATTGCAACAAGGCAATCCTAAAGAAGATTCTAAATAAAATAAAATAAATAAGTTATGTCAAAAAAGTTACAAAACATTAAAGCTATTCAACAAATGTTGGACGGTACGCATAAGTTTCAAACTAAAAAAACTGTAGGATTTTCTGATGCAAAAAATAAATCTGAGCATCGAGAAATAGGCGACGTTTGGGAAGAAACTGATGCAAACGGAAACGTATATGTTATCGAACAGCGAGAAGGATTTCGCATACGCAAAACAAAAAACTCTGATATATTTCAATCTGTAAGAGATGAATTACGTGCATTTCCAAATTGTAGAAAAGATACGTGCACATGTGTCGGTACTCATCATTTAGATCAGCAAATGAGAAAGATTCATGGTATGTGTTTTGATTGCGTAATTGAAATGGAACATGAATTAAAAAAAGATGGAAAATATGAAGAGTATGAACAAAATAAAATTCGCGAAAATGCATTAGCATGGTTACGTTCTGCGGAACGAGATGTAGAGCTTTTAAAACAAGCATACACCGAATCCGCTAAATTTGTAAGCAATAGTGACGGTATTACAGAAACATGGTCGTCAAAGATGACACCAGAAGAATTTGAAGAGACGGTACAAAAAGAATGGGAAAAATTCAAAGAAAATTTTATGAAACGTTTAAATGGAGAATCAAATGAAACTAATTAAAAAATATTGGGCTGCTATTGTAGGAGCAATTTTAGCACTTGTTGCTATTATATTTGCAAACGATAAAATTAACAAAAAGAAAGTTTCAAAAATTGATAAAAAAATTGATGATAACAATCAACAAATAGCTGTACTTCAAGGTAAAACCGAAGTAATTGACGATCAACGCAATGCAGTTAAACAAGACATTCGAGACACTAAACAAGACATTGCAACGTTACAAACTGCAAAAGAAACAATTGAGCCTACAGAATTACCAGCTGATAAAGCAAAACAAAACATTTTAAATAAAACGCGTCGTGGACGAAAACCAAAGAAATAACATGAAACGATTATTAGTAATATTATTATTTCCGGTATTTGCATTAACGCAAACAAAGCCGGATACGTGTTTTACTCAACAAGAAATAGTTGATATTTCATATACATTAGATTCATTGTATGCAGCAGATTCGATTAATAACGCATTGATTGAAACGTTTGAATCACTAACGATGAAACAAAATACATTGATTAAATTGGATTCTATACAACTTGTATATAAAAATCAACAAATCAAATTGCTTCAAGAAAATGTAGACTTATACATACGTAGAGAACAATATCTTAAACCAAAGTGGTATGATTCAAAAGGATTATGGTTTGCTGCAGGCATATTTACAACATTAGGCTCCGGAATATTGATTAACGAAATATTGAAATAATATGTCACAAAACATAAAACAGATTATTCAACAACAGTACACAATGTGTGCTAAAGATCCTGTTTTCTTTATGCGGCAATATTGTTATATTCAACATCCAAAACGCGGCAAGATCAAATTTAATTTGTATGATTTTCAGGAAAATACATTAACTGAATTGCGAGATAATCGATACAATGTAATATTAAAGTCTCGGCAATTGGGTATATCTACTTTGTCAGCTGGCTTTGCATTATGGAGCATGTTGTTCAAAGAAGATTTCAATGTTCTTGTAATTGCAACAACACAAGAAGTAGCAAAAAACTTGGTAACTAAAGTGCGCGTGATGCATGATAATTTACCTAGTTGGTTGAAAGGAACAATTGATGCAGACAACAAACTTTCATTGAAGTTTAAAAATGGTTCGCAAATTAAAGCAGTTTCATCTGCAACCACAGGTGCACGTTCAGAAGCATTATCATTGCTTATTATTGATGAGGCAGCATTTATTCGAAACATTGAAGAAATATGGGTAGCATCGCAAGCAACATTATCAACAGGTGGAGGAGCAGTTGTATTATCTACACCTAATGGAGTAGGTAATTGGTTTCATCAAACTTGGGCAGATGCTGAATCAAATATTAATGGGTTTCATACAATTAAATTGCATTGGACCGTACACCCAGACCGAGATCAACAATGGCGCGATGAACAAACTCAACTATTAGGAGAACGAGGTGCCGCACAAGAATGTGATTGTGACTTTATTTCATCTGGTCATACTGTAGTAGACGGGGCCATACTGATGGATTATGAAAATAAATGCAGTGAGCCGATTGAACGACGTGGTTTTGATAACGCATATTGGATTTGGGAATATCCGAACTATGAAAAAAATTATATAGTAGTAGCTGACGTTGCCCGAGGTGATGGCGCTGACTGGTCTACTTTTCATGTTATCGATGTTGAAAATATATCACAAGTAGCTGAATATAAAGGTAAATTGCCGCCAAAGGATTTCGGCAATATGCTCGTATCAGTTGCAACAGAATGGAATAATGCATTACTAGCAATTGAAAATGCCAATATTGGATGGGCTGCAATTCAACCTGCATTAGACCGCGGATATGAAAATTTATTTTATACATATAAAGATGACGGATATGTTGATATAGATGTACAACTAAAAAAGGGATACGATATGAAGGATAAAACTCAAATGGTTCCTGGAGTATCTACAACCTCACGTACACGTCCATTAATGATATCAGCACTAGAAATGTATATGCGAGAACGAACTCCAGTTATTCGTTCTAAACGATTGATACAAGAATTATTTGTGTTTGTTTGGCTAAATGGCAAAGCACAATCTCAAGGTGGATATAATGATGACCTTGTTATGTCTTTTTGTATTGGATTATGGTTACGAGATACGTCGCTTAAATTACGACAACAAGGAATTGAATTGCATAAACGTGCACTCTCACAATTCACAAAAACTTCAGAATCAGTTATTTTCACAGGTAAACCATCACCGAATGCAGATGGGTGGCAATGGAACAACGGCCGAGATAACGAAAATTTAACCTGGCTTCTGTAATAAGTTATATTTATATTTAAATAAGATATTATTATGCCGACACTAAGAAAACGCTTACAAAATCTATTTGCTACGAATGTGGTAGTTCGAGCTTATGGTAAAGATAAACTTCGAGTAGTAGATACAAACCGACTCCAAGGTGTCGGTAATTTAAATCAAACCAAAGTTGCAGATAGATATACTAGAATGCACGGTGCAAATAAGCACATGGTCGGAGGTATGGGTGGTTACGATTCTAACTACTACATGCACCAAAATCGTATGCAACTTTATGCTGACTACGAAATGATGGACCGAGACCCTATTATTAGTTCAGCACTTGATATA